CGACGTGGACCCATACGCCGTGCCCACCTTCACGTTCTGCCACGACTGGATGGCCAGCCCGTAGCGCGAGGCTTCCCCCTGCGCACGAGCCGTGGCATCGGCTGGGGTCACCAGTTGGGTGCTGATGCTGCGCGCACGTCGCCCGTAGGTGTTCACGCTGCCCACGTTCACGTACCGGGCTGTGGGCTGTGCGCTTGCATCGGCCGGGTTCACATACGTGACAGCCACATCGTTCACGACATCGACGGCCGACACCGAAGACTGCGCGTCACTGCTGATGCTGCATGCGTCGATGACAGCACCGGGTACCAGGCTGGTGCGCGAAGCGCCCAGCAGGAACTTCGCCACCTTCGCGTTCGGGTCATAGAACAGGCCACCGGCCAGCGAACCCTGGTGGGCCAGGTCGTCCAGCATGTCGTAGGCAGGCTGCGCGTCCACGTCGCGCGCGGCCACCAGCGCCGCTGAACCTTCCGTGGTCCACGCCAGTGGCGTCAGGGCCTGAATGCGTGCAGCGCGCTGGCTGATGGTTTCCTGCGGCCACGGTGTGTCGCCCACGATCAGGTTAGCCAGTTCGGCCATCGGGTCCACGGCTGTCACGTCGTACAGCGCGCCCCACCGTTGCTTGGCTTCACGGTCCACGTGGATGCGCAGCCACTGGATGGATACGTCTGTGACCTTCCCCCGAAACACCACGATGTCCACGCGCTTCGACTGCCACGTGCCCACCTGCGCGTTCCACTTGCCAGCAGTGTTCGCCCACGTCGGGTTTGCTGTCGGGTCCTGCAGCACGGCCACCATCGTTTGCCCACGCTTCGGCTGCGCGATGTCATCGAAGGTGAGCGTGGCCCGGCGTGGTTCGAATGAGTCGCCCGGATGGTCACGGCCCCACGCCACCGACAGTGGCGCGAACGCATGGCACGTCACGTCTACGTCATCCAGCAGCACCTGCACATGCGTGACCGTGCGCGCCCCCGGCGCTAGGCGTTCGAACGCCAGCGCGTCTTCCAGCTCGAGGTCATCCACGGCTGTCATGCGTAGCGCTTTCGTCCACTGCGCACGTCGGCGTTATGCGTCAGGCGCTGGATCAGCCGCGCAGTCTGCTGGGGGTCCACGGCAAAAATCTGATACGTGGCACCGGTTCCCGTGCTGGTCGACACGCGCGCACCAGTTCGGCCGGCAGCCAGCGCTGGCGTCGTGACGGTCGGGGGTGCAGCACTAAACGGGTTCAGGTCGGGCAGGTGCGGCACCTTAATCTTGCCGATGGCATCCACCACCTTTTTCACCATGTCGATCAGTGACTGGATGGCATCCACCACCGGCTTGATGAAGCCCTTGATGGCATCGAACACCACGCGGAACGCTGCTTTGATCTTGTCCAGGTTTTTGATAATCAGCACGGCTGCAGGGCCGAACGGCCCCAGCAGGATCGTCAGCAGCAACGGCCAGTGGGCCTTCACCCAGCCGACGACAGCGCCCACGACAGCCTGCACGCCACGCAGCGCAGCGTTCACGCCGTTGCGGAACCAGGCCACCTTTTTGTAGGCCAGGATGAAGGCCCCCACCAGCAGCATCACCAGGACGATCACGGCACCGATTGGGTTACTGGCAAACGCCAGCTTCATGGCGATAAGCGCGATGCGCAGCCCCTTCGTGGCCAACGTCCAGGCCTTCGTGGCGATGTTCGCAGCCGTCGTGGCAGCCGTGTGCAGCACGGTGCCTTCAGTCGTGGCCATCAGGTAGACCTTCGTGGCTATCAGCGCAGCAGACAGCAGCGCGAAGCCAGCGGCCAGGATGTAGACCAGTTTTTGATTCTGCGACAGCGCAGCCAGCATCGGCACGAACACGCCCAGCACAGCCGTCAGGGCTGGCAGCAGCGCACCCCCCAGGGTTTCCTGCGTTTCGTTCAGCGCGACGTGCAGCCGTGCGTACTCACCTTCGGCCGTGCCAGCAGCAGCAGCGCTAGCGCCCCCTACGGTTTTGTTCACCTGCTCCATGATCTTTTTCATGTCGCCGGACTTCAGGGTGGCCTTATCGATGCCCAGCCCCAGTTTCCCGATGGCCCCGGTGTTCCCGGCGTAGCCCTTCGCCAGTGCTTTGGCCACTGACTGCACGTCCTGGCCGGTGGCCGCGCTGATGTCCATGGCGCTGCTCAGCGCATCTTGCGCCCCGGCCACGTCACCGGTGGCACGCACCAGGCTGGCCAGTGCCGGGCGCAGGTCGTCGTCGGCCACGCCGGACGCCAGCGACGTTTTGGCTATCCAGTCTTCGGTCGACTTGATGGCATCGTCATGCGCGCCCGCACTGTTTTTCAGGGCCAGGGCTAGCAGTTCCTGCGACTTCGCGTCTTCGGCTGCAGCACGCACTGCACCCACGGCCACGCCAGCCAGCGCAGTCAGCCCAGCGGCCCCCACGACGGCCCCGGCGTTAACGGCCTTGCCCCACTTACCGGCCTTTTTGCCGGTGTCGTCCAGCGTCTTCGTGGCCTTCGTGGCGTCAGCGATGATTCGGATGGCCAGCACTGCAGTGTTTGCCACTGGCCTACTCCGTCCGCTTCGCCAGCACGTCCAGCGCTGTGGCTATCACTTCGTCGGTTTGGTCCCACCACGCATCGGGCGCTGTGTTCGTGGCGATAGCCAGCTCCACGATCAGTCGCGCCCGACTCCCGGGGGGAAGGGCAGGCCCTGCTGTCCGTCGTCGTCGGGTTCGGCTTCGTCGTCCGCGCTGGTGCAGGACACGCACAGTTCGCTGCTGAACCGTTCCCACGTCACGTCATCCGGCAGGACGTGCTCACGTCGCAGCGCAGCCCAGCCGATGAAGGTCAGCCACAAAAATGGGGCCTTCGTGCCTTCGGGCCAGTTGTGCTTCGCGCGTGTCAGGTCGTACCGGATCAGGTCGGCGTTCAGCGTCTGCACGTCGGTTTCGCTGCCATCTGACATGACGATGTGCAGATGTGGACTGGTCAGCCGTGGTGTGTCCATCAGGCCCCCGTTCCGTGGATGTGGGACAGGATGGCTTCCACACGTGCGTGGTAGGTGCCTGACCACGTGGGTTCGGTTTCGCGTGCTGCTGGTGACAGGAACGGCTGCGCAGCGATGCCACGACGGCCCCAGCCCCATTCGATGGGTCCGGCGTACGGCACGCGCGCACTACCGGCCCGGATGATGGCCGCGCGCGCTGTGGCCCCGGGGCGCACGGATGCAGCCAGCGCACCAGTGACCTTCGGTGCCAGCGCCCGTGCTCGGGGGGCCACGATGTTGGCCACAGCCAGGTGCGTTTCCTTCAGTTGGCCCAGGTCTTCACCGGCCTTTTTCATCGACGTGCGAAGTTCGCGCGCACCTTCCACGCGCAGTTGGCCCAGGGGCTGCCCCATTACGCCCCTACGGGTTCGTAGGTGCTCGACTGCTCGACACCGACACCAGCAGCAGCAGCCGGGGTGAACGTCGGCGTGCCGACGATGGCCCAGTCGAAATCGCCGGTCATGTTGGCCCCGGCTTCGTCACCACCCACGGGCAGTGGGTCCACGATCAGCGTGCCTGCTACTGCTGCCACTTCGGCCGTCACCGGCGTGAACTCAAAAGCGATCGACTCACCTTTGTGAATCCACGAATAGTCGACGATGCCACCAGCGGCCAGGTCCAGGTACATCGTTCCGCTGATGTGGAAGTCATACGTGCGCGCGCCGGGCACGGTGTCGCCACACAGCACGGTCACGGCATCGTCTGCGTTCACGTCGGCTGCCACGGTGCATGCCGTTAACTGGCAACTGAAATCCACTTCGGTGCCGGTGGCCCCTACGGTCATCGTGCCCGGCCCCAGCTTGTAAACGTTGGGTGCTGGCATGGGGGGTTCCTTCCTAGAACGTTTCTGCGAAGTCGGTCTGATAGCCGGGCAGGTCCCCAGCAGCAGTGCCATAGATGACGGGCCGGGACGGACCACCGAAGCCAGCGGCGAACACGGCATCTAGCAACGGGTCCAGCACCTTCAGCGTGTCGCTGTCGGATGACCGGCCCGGCGCTAGGCAGTAGATCGACCAGCCCCAGTCGGATGCGCACCGGTTCGTCGGCGTGATGGTCGGTGGTGCCACCAGGATCACTGGGGGGTTTGCGGCTTCCCGTGCGTCATACGTGGCGCGCACACCTTCGGCCTGCAACTTCGCCACGATTTCGGCTGCACGTTCCAGGATCATGCGACCACCGAACGTTGCCAGGTCCCCAGCTCCAGTTCGGCTGCGATGTCGGGGTCCAGCCTGGTGATGGGTACAGCGCCCCCCATATCGCTGTAGCCAGCCAGGCCTTCGATGCTGCCCCGTCGTCGGTACAGCCGTGCGGCCCACATGGTGGCAGCGTTCACGCAGCGCACTGGCCAGTCGGTTTGGCCGGCAAGGTCACTGCGAAGCGCTGCCACCATGTCATTGGCCGCATCCGTTGCCATGGTTAGCGATTCGTCGTCCAGCACGTCGTCAGGTGAAAGGCCCATGTAGGCCTTCACCTGGTCGACAGTGGTTCCTGCAGGCATGACTACGGCGCAGCCTGCACCGGTACTGCAGCCAGCAGTTCGGTGGCCACAGTCTTCAGCCGGGTTTCTGCCAGGATCACCAGCACGTTGCTGATGAAGTTGGCAGCGTGGCTGTCGGTCAGGAAGACGTTAGACACGCCCCTGTCAAACAGGGTGACTGCCGACTGGAAGTCGCCCACGTACGCCGTGCCTGCAGCCACATCGCTGCTAGCCACCGGACGCAGGCCCCAAAACGTCTGCTGACGTGCCGGGCCGTCGACACTCTCGACCATCACTGCGATGTCCAGTGCGGCCCAGTCGGCCGGGTTCATCAGTACGGCGTTCGGTCGGTAGCCCCGATCCTCCACCGTGGCGATGCCCACCCGGATGGCTTCCAGCAGCGTGGTGCCAGTGACAGCACCGACAGCAGGCCACCCGGCCACGATGGCTGCAGCAGCGTCGTGCTCAGCCTTCAGGGCCAAACCACGACGCAGCTTCGTCTCGATCAGCGACTGGATGTAGGACGCATCTTCCAGTGCCTGGCGCGTAATCTGAATCCAGTGCGCCAGCGTTTCCAGCGCAGCGCTGGCCGGGGTGAAGGTCAGCGTGGCTTCCGGCTTCGGTGCCCCTTCAGCCACCACAGCGGCTTCGGGGTCCGGGCCGATGATGACCCATTCGATAGCACCCGTGGACACCGACACGTGCGCCACGACATCCAGCAGTGGCGTGGCGAAGGGGGGCTGGGGTGGACCGGTCCAGCGGAACGGCTGGATGTTCAGGTCGCTGGTCATAATCGGCGCACGCAGCGACAGGAAGTCGTCCACTTCGTAGCGCGGTCCCATGCCTGCGCCCCGGTATTCCAGGAACGCTGGCGATTCGATGAAGCCACGGCCGGGGGTCGTCAGTTCGGCTCGGCGCTCCATCACGGCCACGCCACCACCACGGGACTGGGGCACGGGTTCGCTGCTGGCTTCGGCCCGGGCCATCAGCCCGGCGAACGCGCGTGCGCTGTCGACCTGCTGCTGCCCGGTTTCCAGTTGGCCGTCGATTTCGGCACAGCGCGACTGCCAGCCAGCCACCGTGCGCTGTTCGGTTTCGGTCAGGTCGCGTTCCTCGGCCGCTGCTGTCTCGGCCAGGGCTGACATCTGCTCAGTGAGTGATCGGCGCTCAGTAATGAGTCGCTGCAGGTACGTGAACACGCCACACCATCCGTTGTGCGCAGGGCTAGGAAAGCCGCGCTGTTTCTGGATGGCCCAGGTGGCCGGTGCAGGCGTAGCGGGTTGCTAGGCCCAGGGTGGCAGTACGACTGGCCCGGCTGTCAAGGCTTCCAGCTCGGGCACCGGGTGGCTGTCCAGCCAGCCGCGCAAAGCCGTTGCGCTGTCACGGGTTGTGGGTTCTACAACTGCCGAACGTGTGGCCAGCAACTGCGCACCATCGAACGCGCCCATGGGGCACAGCGACACTTCGCCCAGTGCGGCTTCCACGACTTCGTTAGCCCCGTCCGGGCCACGCCGAACGCGCAGTGGCTGGAAGCCCACGCTGAACATATCCAGCGCGCCCTGCTCGACTTCGGCCAGCGCTTCGTCACCCCACGGCGTTTCGAACACCTGCCACCGTGCCCACAGCCCGGCCGGGTGGCGCGCGTCCAGCTTCAGCGGCCGACCGATGGCATGCGAATGGTCGTGGTCACGAAACAGTTTCAGCCGTGCGCCCCGTTCCTGCACGGTGCGCGTGAGACTGCCACGCATGAAGCGTTCACCTGCCGGGTTAGCCACCAGGTGCGTCAGTTCGTCCCACGGCACGGCGATGCCTTCCAGGACACGCTCGGACACGTTGCGCAGTTGCATGGGAAAGCCTGCGCGGCGAAGTTCCATGGTCATGCTGCGGCCCCTGATTCCGTAGGCGTGGCAACGGGTGAAGGTTCGGCCGGCACGGCCACGGCTGCTGCTGCGTTCAGGTCTGCATGGGGTGGCATGTCTTCCAGCGCGCGCACTTCGTCAATCGACATGAAGCCAGCAGTGATGGCTGCTGCGTAGGCCTGAAAGCGCGTGATGGTGTCGGCGCGCATCAGCCCATCTAGTTTGATCTTGAGTGACTGCTGGCCAGGAAGTTGTGCGCTCAGCACGTCTTCGATGCGTGCAGCCCATGGCAGCAACGTGAAGCGCACCAGTTCGATCATGCGTGATTCGACGTTCGCATAGGTGCTGCTGTCGCCCGGGATGCCCAGCATGTACGCAGGCACACCGAAGGCCTGCGCCACGTGCCTATCGAAGTCCTGGCCTGCGCCGATCATCTCGGCATCCACCGGCGTGAACGTCAGTGGGCTGAAGTCCGTGGTGGCGTTCAGCACTGCGATGCCGCGCTGTCCACCGTGCGCTGCTGTCCACGCAGTCTTCAGGTCGGCTGCGTCTTCGGGTGACAGGTGGGGCTGCGTCGACTTCAGGTAGCCAGCCGGAATGCCAGCGCTGAACACGCCGGTGCTGTAGTTGCGCAGGTCCACGCCGTAGCCCAGTTCGGATGCGAACCGGGTTAGCACGCCACTGCCACGTGCGTTCCGGCTGTCGGCACCCCGGTACTGCAACGGCTCGACGCCACGCAGGTGGATGATTTCCCCCGGCGCGAAAGGTCGTCCCAGCTCGGGCCTTCCTTCGTCGTCCAGTTCCTGCCCGGTGCCTGCGCTGCCCAGCCAGTAGCGGCCACCACCCAGGTGGATGTAGTCCGGGTGAAGCACGAACAAAAGTGGGCTGGGCTGGCTGTCCCGTTGCCGTTGCGGCACGTACAGGAAGCCGTCCCCAAACCACAGCGCCGACAGAATCCACTGCGACCAAAAATCCATGGCCGACCAGCGCGTTTCGCCAGCCCACTCCGGCAGGCCCGGCGACATGGCCACCCGGTTGTCCATGCGCAGCAGTTGGGGGTCATCGACCCACGACGGGGTGGGCTGTTCGTCCCGTCCGCTGTAGACCTTCCACGGCAGTGCGGCCAACGTGTCCACGATGATCGACGTGCAGCGCGCTACGGCCGGGATGCCACCGAAGGTGCACGGGTCACCAGCGCCCGGTATCGGGTTGCCCCACACGCGCCCAGCACCGTTCGGTGGGTCGGTCCACCAGTACCACGGGCGCTCGACTTCCCAGCCGTCTGGCGTGTTGTCCGCTATCACGTCCCGGCCATCGGTGGCCGTCAGCACGGTGCTGCTGATGCCACGAACGGCCTGCAGCCCTGCGCGCCCGGCCATCGAACCAGCGCGCAGGGCCACAGCGCCCAGCGACTCCGCGACGTTCACGCCGATGGCGTGTCAGCGCTGTGCTGGGATTCGGTGGTGGTGGGCTTTTGCTGTGCCTGCTCGGGGGCAGGCTTCGCCCCAGCGCCCAGCACCACGGGCTGGCCCCGGCCATCTGTCGTGGCTGGGATGCCCCAGCGTCGGCCGGAACGGTTACCTGGGAAACCACGGTGTCGGCGAACCATGGGCGCACGTACCCACATCTGTCCACCGGATGTCCACAGCAAAGTCCCCCGACACGCCGTAACAGGGCCAACGGGTTTCCCGGGCCGTAGCGCAGTTCGGCTGGCACGTTGGGGTAGTCAGGCCCGCTACGCGCGGAAGTCGGCCACAGGGGCCTTCACGGGCCGTCAGTAGATGCGTGAGGCTTCCGGCGCAACGTTGGCCACGGCACCGGCGAAGGCCAGCGTGCATGCGACCAGTGGTGCGATGTCGCCACGGCTGCGCTTCCGGTCCCAGCACCAGCCCATGCCCATGGTCCGGCGCTCGACGGCTTCCACGGCTGCGTCCAGCAGCGCCGAAGGTGGGTGGCTCAGTTGGGGTGGATCGGCCCGGGCTGCATCGGACAACTGCGCGCAGGCCCTGGCGTACGTCGCCGGTTTCACGGATGCGTACGGCACGTGTCTGCGCCCCAGCTCCTCCGCTACCCAGCCCACCGGGCCACCTTCGTCCAGCGCGATGGCAGCGTGGTGCTTCGTGGCCAGTTCGGTCAGCCGGTCGGGTAGCCACACGGTGCCCACCCGGCTGTCGACCAGTTCCACGTGCCAGCCCTTCGGCCCGACACCAGCCGCACCGATGCAGCCCACGTGCGTCATCGGGTCAGCGTCAGCGCTCAGCACCAGTTGGCCGGTGATGCCCACCGAACCGTCCAGACAGTTGGCCCACGTCGTCGGGTCCAGCGGCCCGTGCGGAAGTTCGGCTGCAGTGGGCAGGTCGGGCCACACGTTCAGGTAGGCACGCGCGAAGCCTTCGTGTCCCAGCCCGGCCCGGAAGTCCAGCAGGTCGGCCAGCGTCGCCAGTTCGCCATACGCCGGGTGGATGTCCGGCCATGTC